AAAACAGAAAAATGATTTAGTTTGTTTAGTTTCTAATACAGAAATTATCATTATCAAGCGCAATGAACAAAGACTCTGGACTTGTAACATGGCGCGTAAAGACGCAGGAGAAGCAATGCTTCAACTTCTTAATTTGCAAGAATCTCAAAAGAATCAAGAAAATCAAAAACCAATATGATTGACAAGCATTAAGAATTATAGTAAGATAAATTTAAACAAGGATTGGTGGCCGAGTAGTCGAAGGCCACAGACTGTAAATCTGTAGAGTAATTCCACGCTAGTGCAAATCTAGCCCAATCCACTTAGAATAGAGAAAATACTATCTTTTAAAAAGCCGTGGCTAATTTTCTCATTCCCGTAGCAATAGGGATCGGAGCTAACCTATTATTATCTCTATTTGCCCCTAAACCCCCTACCCAACAAAAAGGAAAAATTGAGGATACTGGTGTTCCCGATGCTGAATACGGCAGAAGCCTATCCTATCCTTTTGGAAGGGTGAGAAAAGAAGGGCTAACTATGATGTGGGGGATTCCTCTTAAGGAAGTCGTCACGTCCGAAAGACAAGGCGGAAAAGGTGGTGGTGGTGGGCAAACTACCGAAGTTTACACTTATTTTCTGACAGCCGCTTATCCAATTGCTAGAAAAATTGGCTCTGTTAGGCGAGTTTGGATGAATAGCGTCCTTGTTTACAATTCTGAAACCAATGACGAAAAAAGCCTAAAATTTATTGAACATACAACTATTTATACTGGCAATCAAACTACACCATCGTCAGTAATTCAGTCAAAGGAATCTAATCCAGTACCTGCTTTTACTGGAATGTCTTTTTTAGTTTTTAATAATTATCCGATTGCTAATTACGACGGCACTGGATTTCCTACTATTGATATTGAAGTGATTGGAGAAAGTGGAAACAATCCAAAAATAAAAGATATTTTGAAAACTATTTGTAAATTAGCTGGTAGAACAGACGATCAAATTGACGTAACTGATATTCCTAATGATTACCAAATTCAAGGATTTGATTTATTGTTTGATGGGACATCTTTTGCTGATCAGTTAGAAGAACTTATGAGAGCTTTTTTTATTGTGGCAAGGGAGCCAAAAGATAAAATCATTTTTAAAAGACAAGAACAATCATCTGATCCTATTTTTATCCCTAAAAGCTCTTTTGGGTCTAAAAAATTTGGAGAAAATCCTATTGACCTTAATGAAAAAAAACTGACTCATTTTAGAGAAACCCCTAGTGCTGTTACGGTATCTGGACTAAATGTTTTAAAAAATTATGAAACTATTACCGCAGTAGCTAAAGACCCATCAGATACTCACACAAACGAGCTTAGTTTTCAAACTAAGCTAATAGATATAGATATGCTTTTCATGAATATTGCCTCAAAAATTCTTTTTTTAGGGAAAACGCAATCAAAAACTTTTTCAAAAATGTTTTTATTACCAGCATGGGAAAATTTAAAGGTTGGGGATATAATTTTTACTGATAATAATAACAATTATCATCAAGAATTGATGCAAATTACAAAGAAAGTAAGAGGAGTAAATTATTTAATTGAAATTGAAGCTACTCGATTTCAAGGAGTAGGATATTTACCAGATATTCCTATAGATAACGAATTTCCACCAGACAATAACATTCCTCGTCCCTACGGACGCGCTAACGCTATTCCTATTGAATGCCCAATAGTTAATAGCCGAGATACAGACATGGGAATTTATGTGGCGATTGAAGGTAACTCTAGTTTTAACAGAGGAGCATTATTTTATTCTGATGACAACGGATTAAGCTATGATTTTGCTGTTGGCAACATTGCCAACAGCGTAACTGGTACTGTATTAAGCTTCTCCCCAAATTTTAACAACGCTTCTCCTAGTTTTATTGACGATTCAAATTGGATACGAGTAAGCATGAATTCAGGGCAATTAGAGCCAGTTACTCTTGAAACATTTCTATCAGGCAAACAATTAGGTTGGTTTTCTACTGGAGAAATTATAGCTTTTAAAAATGCTGCTATTGTGTCCAACAATCCCCTAACCTTTGATATTTCATATACAATTCGTGGAGTCAAAGGAACTGAACCGGCTATCTCTAGGCATATAATAGGAGAAAAATTCGTGTTACTAACTAATTATTTAGTTCGATACCCCTTAAATCTTTCTGATATTAATCGAGAATATTTATTAAAAGTAGTTCCTAATGGATTACTTGAAACTGATATAGAGGAGGAAGTCTCTCACACAATCACCTTAGAAGGATTAAAGCCTTTCCCTTGTGCTGTAAGAGGGGAAAAAGATAACAACGATTTAATTATTACTTGGCATCGACGGACGCGGTTAGATGGTCGTTGGATCGACTATATTGATATTGCTTACGCAGCAGGAGAGTTGGACAGCTATGTAGTTAGAATTTACGATGGGGACACAATAAAACGAGAATGGTTAGTATTGTCAGCCCGAAGCGTCGTTTACACAGAATCGCAACAGATAGCCGACTGGGGGTCAGTCCAATCGGCTTACACAGTACGAGTTTTTCAAAATTCAAGCTATCCAGTGCCTTTTAAAGAATCACTGGCAACGATCATCTAAGCAGATAGCAGTATTTAATTTAAATATGCTAAGTATATCTAGTGTCTTCTTCTAATTTGATTGTTAATGACTTTATTAACAATCAAAATCCTTATAGGTTTGACCAATCTTTCCAGTCAATTTCAAAAAAAATAAGACGAGATTCAATCAATTCACGAATAAAATGTCTTGACTATCGAACCCCTTTTGAGGTATTCTATGAATTATCATCAGACATTGATGCACTGCGATCTGAATTCTTCTCATGGGTCGTTTTAAAAGTTAGGAAAGACTCTATGACACGTAAGACCAACCCGACTCTAATCTTTATTTCTGTTCCTATCTTTGTCTTCGCTGCTCTTTTGTACTTTGGTCTACCATCAGGAACGGACACTAAAGTATGGGTTCTGTCGTCGCTGGCGGCTGTTTCATCTGTAACTGCGGCGGTCTCATCTCTATGGAATACGCTTTCAAGTAGTCGAAACGCAGCACAACTTGAAGAACTTAAACAACAATTGGCTGTTAAGCTTCCCGCTCTCAAGGAGTCAAAGTCTGCCGCTCTCAAGTACTATAGGGTTCTTGCAAATCTTGAGACTAAAAATTGGGTTGATGAAGACTACAAAAAAGCAGAGGGTCTAATGTCTGATGCCGAATCCAGTGTATACCTGTTGTCGGAGGAATACCAAAATGCTTGGCATGACTACTGGCAGGAAGCTAGAAATATCTGCTTTGAGGTAAAAGATCAAAGTAAGGATACTGCAAAGCAGTACTGGGTTCAAACCGGAGCCAAAAGTCTTGCCAAAAAGCTAGAAAAAATTAACAGTACTAGCTATTGAACGCACCATGCACATTGATTGAAGTTGTGAGTCTAAGTGCGCTGCCGCTCTTGTGGTCCCAGTTGGGGAATGTTAGCTAAGATTGCCATTTTAGGTTAAGGCATAACGAGAACCAATTTTACCGATTGCATCGGTGGCACTGAAACGAACAAACTCATTAGAGTCTTCTAAAGCCTCAAGTAACCCAGGAATCGCTGTTTCTGAGCCAATTTCACCCAAAGCGAAGGCTGCTTTAGCGCAAATTCTGGGGTGGTTATCATCTAGTTTTTAGAGATGCACTTCATTTTTGAATTGGCGCTTTCTATTAACGATAAACGCTTTACCAAAATATCTAAATACGTTTGCATTGCCTCTGATTGCTGTTCCAAAAGAGCTAGTTGCTCTAATGAAATGCTTTCATGAGGCGATTCCAACGCCTTGTTTAAAGCAGTTAGCCTTTCTTCAAGCTCCGTTTTCTCTTGTTTTAATCTATCTAACCAGGACATAATCAATCCTCCTCTATTGTGTAAACTTATTCTAACTTTTCACGATCCAAAAACGAATAAATTTTTTTAATCAATTCTCCACTATCAGAAAAAACATTACTATCGGAATATTTGGTTGTACTGGCTTCTTCAAAAAATATATTAATGCCCTCTGACCATTCAGCTTTTAACTCTGAGTCATCTACTTGCTCTAATAGATTAT